ATGACGACCAGTGGGACCCGACCATTGATGCAATTAATGATTCATTAGCCAAAAAGCCAACTGTATTTGATTAGAGGAAATTATGGCTGAAACTAAAAAGCCCGATGCAATTGGCGATGCAGGGGCGTATACAAACTTTGTCTCAAATATTGGTACCCAACGTGACAAAGCTTCACACGGTTCTTTCGTTAAGAAAGTAATTCCTGATGAGCAATTAGAAGCCGTGTATCAACACTGGTTGGCTAAGCGCATCGTAAACCGTCCAGCAAGTGACATGCTCCGAGCTGGTTGGTTTTTTGAAGGGATTCAGGATAACGATTTACTAAAGCTTAAAGAGGCGTGTAAGGCTTTTAACTTAGAAGGGGTGCTCTTATCTAGTTTGGTACTTTCTCGCTTATATGGCGTTTGCTATGTGCTTCTAGGGACTGTAGACGGCGGTGACTTAGATCAACCGTTTGATTTAAACAAGTTAGGCGTGGGGCGTTTAGAGTTTTTCACGGTGCTTAAGAAAAAGTACATTGAAGCTGATACCAGTAAATACTTATCGCCTAAGGAGGCAGGTGGACTTTTAAAGCAGCCTGAATTTTATAAGCTAAAGCTGGACGGGAAATCAACTCAAAGAATCCACCATACCCGCTTATATAAGTTTGGCCATGCCGATGTAGTTAATGAAGAGCCGGTAAGTGTCTTACAGGAAGTTTATGAGGATCTACTTGATCATGCTGCCGTAAAGAAAGCCACTGCTAGTCTGGTCCATGAATCAAAAATTGACGTGATTAGAACACCTAACTTGGTCGATAAGATCAAAGAGGATATGAAATCCGTAGCTGAACGTTTTCTTAGTGTCGGATTGCTTAAGGGCTTGAATGGCATGATCGTCTTGGATAAAGAGGAGGAGTATGACTCTAAATCTTATAGCTTTGGCGGTCTGCCTGACCTCATGCGTGAGTATTCGATTCAAACTGCTGGTGCAGCTGATATGCCATATACGATTTTATTTGGGCAATCACCTGCAGGTATGAACGCAACTGGTGAGCACGACACACGGAACTATTACGACAGTATTGCTACCAAGCAAATATGGTCCTTAAAGCCTTTCATGATGAAGCTTTTAAGAGTGATTGTTCAAACTACGTTTGGTCGTCAGATTCCAAGCTTAGACGTTGTATTTAACCCGTTATGGCAATTAGACGCTAAGGTGCGTTCTGAGGTTGAGAAAGCTAACGCTGAACGGGATTCCAAGTATTTAGAAATGGGCATCATTACCGAGCCACAGATAGCAAAACAGCTTGTTATTGACGGTGTTTATTCAGTGATCGATGAAGCTCATATCAAAGAGCTTGAGACAATGGTGAATCTTAATGACAACGATAATTCAGATCCTGAAACCACACCTCCAGCAGGCGAAGAAACGTAAGAAAGGGCGTAGAGCATCTAAGCCGAGAGCCGTGCACGTAAATCGCCGTGTAGAGCTATATTACACACGGCAATTACTGGCTATCTCAAAATATTGTCAGGAACAAACTAAGGATTTAGTTATTCCTACAGTAGGCCAGAACATCGGAGATGCATGGTTCTCTGACATGATGGCGGCGTTTAGGGAAAAGCTCACAAAGTATGTTGTTGAGGTTTCCCGTCCGTTGGCCACAAAGGTTGTGACTGACACCCAAAAGGAAGTGGACAAGCAAATTGCAGAGCACACCAAAACAATTATTGGTGTGGATCTTACGCCGTTTTATCGAGCTGCTGATATCCAAGACGAGGTAGATCTAAACATTACGGCAAATGTCAGTTTGATTAAGTCTATTCCGCAGCAATATGCCGATAAGCTTGAGGTATTAATCACCAATGCTTTGCAGACTGGACAAACTAATGAAGAGTTGGCCAAAGCTATTAAGCAATTAGGATTATCTACTGATTATCGTGCACGTCTTATTGCTAGTGATCAGATGGGCAAGATTAACGGCCAAATTAACCAAGCCCGACAGCTTTCAATGGGTGTTGAGACATACACATGGCAAACGGCGAAAGATGAGCGTGTAAGGCCAGATCATCAACATAAGCAGGGCAAGACATTTAGATGGGATTCACCGCCAGATGGTGGGCATCCCGGTCAGCCTATTCGTTGTCGTTGCACAGCTTTGCCTAATTATGAGGATATTTTGATTGATTAATTTAATTACTTTATGAGATTTTAATAACTTGGTAATTAAATTTTATTTAATCATTTTATTAAGGTGGGGTAATGGAAATTAAAAATGAAATTTTAAAAGATTACGAAGATTACTGTCATAAAAAATTAGTTAGTGAGTTTGGTAATTATAAGGCTGGAACAAATGGACCAATTCATTTATATCAACGTTATAAGTACAGAATTATTAACGCTCAACCGAGAGAGGTGATTGAACCTCAAAATTTAGTCATACCTGCTGAACATTTAGGTGCTTATCAAAAAATTATTTTAGATATAGAAAAAGGAAACTCTTTAAATAAATATCAAAGCAGAAACCTTAAAAAGCTAGATTATAATGATGATATGTTATCTCATTGGAGAATCCAGCATTTTCATTTAGGTAATGTGGTGGAAAGTGATGGGTATATGGAAAGAACGTCGGATTTATTGTTTATCCACTTTTCTAACTCTCAAGCACACATTATTGGTATTTTCTCACATGGCGATTGGTGCGATTTAGATATCATCGAAACTATTCATGAAAATTGGCCTAATCTACTAATTAGTTTTAAGTCTGAATCGACTAGCGAACCATTGACAGAAGAGCAATATAAAATTTTAAGACGTAAAGGCTACAACACAACAGTTAGAGTAAAGGATGGTACAGAATATCACCCACCAGGTTTTGGTGTTGTTGCTAATGGATCGCCTGTAGAAGCCATAACGAATGTTCAGAGGATTTTAATTACATTTGAGAACTCATTTGATGCAATTTCTACGAATATTGATCAAATATTAGAGGCTGACCCTCAAAAAAGAACAACTGAAATAGCAACTATCGGTTTGGAGATGGATGAGGCTAATCAAAGATTTGTTTATATAATTAAGGAAACAGGCCATAGATTTACCTTAGATTACGAATAAAGAAAATTTTCATCACAGGAAATTAAATCTGATATTTCAAACCCACCATTTGGTGGGTTTTTTATTGAGCGCAATTTATGAAAACCATTTACCAACTCAAAATTGGTGACTTTGCGCCAAGCGAATCGACACGCTCATTTACCAAAGAGGGGTATCTGAAATGCGTCAATGTTCGCTTAGCTAAAGCGCCTCAAGTACGTCAGTACTATGCGTATGAGTTTCCATCACTGGAAGGTTATACCGCTGATCAAGTCATTAATGTCTACACGCCTGCAGAAGAGCTTTTCAAGCCTGAGGCTATTCAAAGCTTCAATGGTGTAGACACTACTGACTATCACCCGCCTAAAAATGAAATTAACGCTTCTAACTGGAAGGATTATCACATTGGCTATTGTGAGAACGTCCGGCAGGAAGGTGATTATCTGGTGGGCGATTTGCTTATTAAAGACAAGATCAGCATTGATCTGATCCAAAGCAACGAGCGGCTAGAAATGTCGCTTGGCTATGGAGCCTTATTAATCGTTGAGCAGGGTACTGCGCCAGATGGCACGCCGTATCAAGCCAAATTTACCAATTTTATTGGCAATCACGTAGCACTCGTTAAATATGGCCGTTGTGGTGGTGATTGCCGCATCGGTGACAAACAGCAAACTCCACCAAAGGGGAATAAAACAATGGAAGTAATTGTAAACGGTATCCGTTTTAACATCGGCGATAACACGCCTCTGGCCGATGCATTAAAGCAGCAACAAGAGCAGCTGGAAAACTTGAAGGCTGCAAAACTTAAAGTTGGTGATAAGCAATTTTCTATCGGTGATGAGCTTGGAGCAATTCAAGCAGTCGTAGATCAGTTGCATGCCGAAAAAACAGCACTGGAGCAAAAAGTAGGTGATCTGGAAAAGAACCAGATGACTCCTGAAAAGCTTGAGCAAGCTGCTGCAGAGCGTGCTGCTGTGATTGCCGATGCTAAAGCATTGGTGCCAACAGTTAAAACCGAAGGTTGCTCATGTGAGCAAATCAAGCGTGATGTTATTGCTGCAAAAGCTGGTGATGCTTTAGTAACTGCTTTGATGGGTAACGTATCAGTAGGTGATGCAAAGCCAGAGCAGATCGACACAACTTTCCGTGCACTCTGTGCTGTGAAGGGTACACATCCTTCTAATCCTGTAGGTGATGCTCTTCACCAGCAACAGCAAGTTAAAACTGGTGACGGTAAACCAGTAGATGGGGAGCCTAAACCAAACAACAAAAAAGAAGCTTGGAAACAAAGTTTCTAATTAACTGGAGAACTGCAAATGTCTTTAACCCCTCAAGCTATTCCGGGTATGCGTGCTCGCCTGCACATGCCCGAAGAAATTTTATCTTTGCCAGTTGCTGGTACTGGCGTAGTTAGTGACGGCGAAGTGGTGGTCCAATCTGCTGACGGGAAAACCGTAAGCGCAGTAACTGGGGCAACCAATACAAAGTTTGGTGTAGTGGTTTTTCAGCACGTGGGTAAATCTGGAAAAAATGCCTTAGGTAAAGAAGCCTATCAAGCTAAGGACTGTGCACCTGTAATGCAAATCGGTTCTATCTGGGTGAAGCCTTCAGCTCCAGTGATTGATATCAATGCGAAGGTTTATGTACGTACTGCGAACCCTACTGCCCAAGCGCCACTTGGTTCACTTTCTTCTGCAGCATTAGATTCTACGGAACTACCTAATGCTTCTTGGGAAACCATCACTGGTCCTGATGGATTAGCTATTCTTCGTTTACGTGGAGCATAATCAATGTCAAAACAATTAGAACAAATGAAAATTCGCCTATCAGCAGTTGCGCATGGGGTGCAAATCGCTGTAGGGGATGCATTTAATTTAGATAACTTTGCCAAGTTATTATTAAAGCTTGAATCAATCGATGAAATGACACCGCAACTTGCTGAAGCCCAAGCTTATGCAAAGTACTTACCAATTGAAGGATTGGAAGGTGCAGTTATAGGTTCGGCTAGTGTCTTGCAACGTAAGAGAGGTGTAGGACGTGGTAAGCGCTTCTCAGGTCAAGGTAATGACGTGCCATTAGCAGAGGTTGTTTACGATGAAGTAAAACTCACTGTACAGCCTGGTGTTATTGGTTATGAAATCAGTATTTTTGATGCTGCAGCAGCTTTAAAAGCTGGTATCCAGTTAACGACTGACAAAGTTGCAGCAGCTCGATTGGCCTATGAAAATCACATGAGTGATGTCGCTTGGTTTGGCGAGCCTGAAACTGGTTTGCTAGGCTTCTATAATCAAACAGGTGTTGAGGTGATTACTTCTACGGTAGATTATACGACTGCCACAGTAGAGGTCATTCTTGCCGATATCAATAAGGCAATTAAAGGTGCTTCTAATGCCTCTAAGTTCGATGGCAGTATTCAACCTGATACTTTCGTGATGCCTGAGAATAAGTTCACTATTCTAGCGAGCCGTATTGTTCCAGATTCAGCGGGTAAAACTTTCCTTGAATACATTAAGGAAAAGAACACCTTTGCAATGCAAGGTAAAACACTGACATTCACTTCTGAAAGTATGCTTGAAGGTAAAGGTGAAGGTGGTACTGACCGCAGTATTATTTATCGCCGTGATCCGAGCTGTATTACTTTCCGTTGTAATGAACTGGAATTCTTGGCTGCTCAGCCTATCAATTATGTGATGCGTACACCGGGACACTATATGTATGAAGGTGTCTATTTAAAACGTGTCGATTCTCTCCGCTACTACGATGTTGAATAAGGATAACTAAACATGCCAAAAATTACTTACAGCGGCTCTCAGGCCGCTTTTTCTTTTGATGGAATTCAGGTCGGTCAGGGACAAACTGTGCAAGTTAGTGCTGCGGATCTCACACGTATTTCA